ACACCGGCCATACCATTCTTCACACGGAGAATGTTATAGTTGACTGCATACACACGGTGGAGGGAGTTTCCACCACTGGGGTTAGTAAGAACAAGTTTAGCAGTATCTATCCTACTAAAGTTTAATGTTCCACTGGGCTGCATCTTGCTTAAGTTCAAGCAGAAGGGCCATGTGAAAGTGGGGAGATCGTCAAGAATATCATCGGGGAGATCGGTCGTGTGCATTTCAGGTACAACAGTGTGGTGGTACACGTTGGAGGTTTCCTCAAAGAGGGCAGTGCCGTTGATGTAGAGGGAAGACTTGGAGAAAGTAAACTCGGTATCCCAGTTGTTTCCAGTAGCATTACCAGAGACGAGGTGAAGAGACTTCACAGGGTGGTTGAAGTAGGTAAGATCAATTTCTGTATCGGTGTTGGTTGCGAGCTGATATTGTGTTTGGGTGATGAGAAGTTCGTGCTCATTATCTGTGAAGAACTTACGTTCATCGGTGTCGAGATAAATGTAATTACCCCAAACCTTGGGAGTATCGGAAGGAGTGTAACCATCTCTGCACTTAACCCTAATCTCTATATCGTGGAACTGAAGAGCCACTAAAGGGAGGCACTTGGTCCAATCCTCACCGAAGAAGAAAGGAATGATATAGTGATTACCATCGTGGTTCTCCTTACGAGCGTTGGTGGTAACCGCACAAGAAGCCTTCGCAGTGCTGTCACGCAGAAGGGGATTATGGACACCCTGAATGAAGAGGGAGTCGAGCTGGGAAACCTTCTGTCCACCAATCCAAAGAGAGAACTCGGTTGGACTGGCAGCGTTATTAGAATACAGACCAGTGGAATTCTGTTGGACACCAGCGATACCGGTAGCCTCAATCCAGATGTAGCTCATGAGGTCACCCTTGGAACGGATCGGGATGGTCACTTCGTTGTTAGCGCCAAAGGTGCCAATGTAATCCATGCGCTCTGGCTTCATGGAAAAGTTAGTGTACCTTTTATAGTTCTGACGGAAGAAGCTGACCTGAGGCGAACCAGTGATGTACACATCCTGGGCGCCCACGGACACGAGGTCAATTAAAGCAGCAGACATTTATTAATAAACGATATTAAAATTTTGGCTCAATATAAACATATGGTAGTCTTTCAGGCCCTCACATGGGAGGCACGGGATGTCGAAGATGAACATCAAATCAGTATTTTTGGTAAGACGGAAGAGGGAAAATCCGTCTGTGTGACGACAACGTTCGATCCTTATTTTTTCGTAAAGCTTCCGAAAGGTGCAAAACAGAGTGACGTCAAGTGTCTCTTCAATGACCTAAACTCGATGAAAAGGGATCACGTGACGAGTTACAGTTTGACGAAGCAAAAAGATGTTTGGGGTTTTCAAAACAATGAAGAGTTTTATTTCATGCATCTAAACTTTAAAACCCTCGAGGCTCGCCGAAAGATAAACTCAATCTTCATGTACAACGAAAATTTCAAAAAGTATCATGTATATGAATCAAACATAGACCCCGTCCTGAGACTTATGCACAGAACAGGTATTCAGTCTACCGGTTGGCTCGATACTGGGCCTAATTGTATACGATCTCATCTCGCCAAGACTGATATCGACTTGTGGTGTAACGACTGGCAAACACTTAAACCTGTAGACCGTGATGACATTGCTCCATTTGTCGTGGCGTCTTTTGATATCGAGTGTAATAGTTCTACTGGAAAGTTTCCTGATGCTGATGTGCCAGATGATGCGTGTTTTCAAATCGCCATTTCGCTATGTAAGTTTGGCAATGACGAACCACACGAAAAGGTGTGTTTGTGCTATAAAAAGACAGAAGGTCCTGATGTGGTGAGCTTCGACACAGAAAGGGAGATGCTTCTAGCGTTTCAAAAGTACATAAATGATAAGGATGTGGATATTCTGACTGGATGGAACATTTTCGGTTTTGATCTTGAGTACATCTACAAGAGAGCCGCCATGGTTGGTTGTGGTCTTGATTTCTACAAACTTGGAAAACTTCACGAGAGTGAGTGTCACTTAATCACTAAGAAGTTGAGCTCAAGCGCCCTAGGTGACAACTTTCTGAAGCTTCTTCCCATGTCTGGTCGATTTATTTTCGATATGTTTCATGAAGTCAAAAAAGGGTATAAACTGGATTCGTATAAGCTCAACGAAGTATCGAAGCTCTATCTAGGGGATCAGAAGATTGATATGGCCCCAAAGGAAATGTTCGCACGCTATATCGAGGGTAACCCAGTGAAGTTGGGTGAAGTCGCTGAGTATTGTATTAAGGATACTTTGTTGCCACATCGTCTCATTAAGAAGCTGTGTACACTCTTGAACTTACTTGAGATGGCTAAAGCTACGTGGGTTCCCATCGCTTTCCTCGTGGAGCGTGGACAGCAAATTAAGGTGTTCTCTCAGCTGTCGAAAAAGGCTCGTGAACTTGGTTATATGGTGCCGACGATTAAGTATGGAGCTATTCCTGAAGAGCCCTATGAGGGTGCTACAGTTCTCGAGGCACAAAAAGGCGCCTATTATACTCCTATTACCGCCCTAGATTTCGAAGCCCTGTATCCTTCGATCATGATGGCGCATAATCTTTGTTATTCCACGTACGTGATGAATGAGAAGGACTACGGGAATGTTCCCGGTGTAGAGTACGAGACGTTCAAAGTAGGTGAAAAGACATACAAGTTTGCCCAAGGTGTGCCGAGTCTTCTTCCTGCCATCCTCCTCGAGCTTAAGCAATTTCGTAAGAAGGCGAAGAAAGACATGGCCGCAGCTACTGGTGCGATGAAGGAGGTTTATAATGGCAAGCAGTTGGCGTATAAAATCAGTATGAATTCTGTGTATGGTTTTACAGGTGCGGGTAAGGGTATTCTTCCGTGCGTACCTATCGCCTCTACGACAACGTGTAGGGGTCGTGGTATGATTGAAGAGACGAAGAACTATGTCGAGGCTAACTTTCCGGGTGCCAAGGTGAGGTACGGCGATACTGATTCAGTCATGGTTGAATTTGATGTGGGTGACCGCAAAGGGAAGGAGGCTATCGAATTTAGTTGGGAATTAGGGGAGAAGGCAGCTGAAGAATGCTCGGCACTTTTCAAAAAGCCAAACAATCTCGAGTTGGAGAAAGTCTACTGTCCATACTTCCTCTACAGTAAGAAGAGATACGCAGCTAAACTGTGGACGAAGGGTAAGGATGACCAGATGCATATGGACTACATAGATGTTAAGGGACTTCAGCTTGTACGCCGTGACAACACACCACACGTTCGTGAAGTGTGTAAAGAACTCCTCGATGTAGTGCTCGATGCACCGGATACGGGTCCACCTAGAGAGCTGGCTAGGGAGCGTGCATCTCAGCTCTTAGCTGGTGAAGTGCCAAATGAAAAGCTCATACTGAGCCAGTCTCTTGCGGATAGTTATAAAGTTGGTGGAAAGTCTGTGAGTATAACGAGCCCCGAGAGTGTTCATATCAATCAGGCGCATGTACAGGTTGTAAACAAAATGCGTCAGCGTAAACCTGGTTCGGAGCCGCAATCTGGAGATCGTGTACCCTATCTACTCACAAAGACGGATAATCCCAAAGCGAAAGCCTTTGAAAAGTCGGAGGACCCCAAGTATGTTGAGGAAAACAATGTGCCTATCGATTATCATTACTACTTTGAAAATAAGTTCCTAAACCCTGTTTGTGACCTACTTGATCCATTGTATGAAAATACCAAACAAGAAATCTTTGGTGACATCATCGCTGAACACAAACCGCAAAAGAAAAAATTGGGTCCAGCCCTTAGCACGATGAAGAGGGAACAACTCATCGAAGAGTGCCAAAAGAACAATCTCGATGATACTGGTAAAGTTGCGGAGTTAAGGGAACGCCTTAAGCTTCACAGACAGAGACAAAATTCTGTTGAAGACTTATTTAAAAATTACGAGCAAAGTATGAATAAGGCGTGAGTATGAGAAAATTTTTGAAAGTTCTCACCGATAAGATTAATGAGTATGAGGAGATTGAACAAACTCTCGAAAATTACATCAATGAAAGGGTCGAGGAAAGAATGGGACCACGGTTAAAAGAGATTATCATTAAAATAGTTGAAGAGATTCATAAAAAGCATCAAATTCCTCTTAAATATATTGTAAGGAGCTTACCAGAAATAGAGATGTGTAGAGGTGTCATAACAAAAAGAAATGGTGAGCAAAAATGTTGTCAGTTTAAACCCAACCGGGGTAGTATTTTTTGTAGACATCACATAAACAGGGGTGATATACTAGAATATCTTGAATTACCTAATACTAATCTACACACACATGGCGACGATATAATGTATGTAGATGGGTGTCCCGGATGTATGGAACTGGATAATTCAGAAGAAGAGCTTAGAGGATTGATTCCATAATTACTCAATGAGTAAATCGACCATTCTACTAACATCAATAAATCAATTCTACCAAGAAGAAAAGAATAGGACTAAACTACTAAACATTCTCGACAAGTCAAGTGGCATCTCTTTAAGAAACCTTGAATGGTTTATCACCAATTACGCAAAGAAAAATAACACAATGTACACCACTAGTGACGGGAAATTATTCACTGTTCACTGCGCCTATAAATCTAGTCTCGACGGATACTCAAAAAAACTTTTCGACCCTTTCTGTAGGTCTGAAAAATTTGCATACAACGTCCCCGGAACATCTCATGAAATCCAAACAACTTTGGCGCAACTGAATTTCATCAAATGGTGTATAAAAAATAACATCATAGACTACATCTCTAACAACAAGAATTCACTCTTCAATAAGCAAGTGACATAAATCCTTTTTCAAACACAAAAGTTTGATATCCGGTGTAGTACATGTTCAGTGAATATGTTTTCGTAGTTACGTCTACGAGTGAACTTGCGGACGTGTCTAATTTCACTTCTATAGATGTCTTATCAGACACGATGTTCGTAAAATCCAAGTTCCCCGATGGCTCCACATTAATCGGATTCATCGAGAAGCTATATGTATAAATATTTCTAAAAGGTCTCGCTAACCTATGTCTAAAAGGAATGAGATACTTGTAATAATTATGGTTTGTGTTTGTCACATTTGGTAATTTATTTCCGTTAATGTAGAAACTCGCCTCATCCATGATGGGATAAAAGAATGTCTGCGTCTCATCGAAATTCACGTTGGATGAAAAATTGAAACGATTTTGATAATACTTTTCCTCTTGTAACGACTTCCCACCCGATGCATCATCTTCATCCTCAAATTCTGTATTTCGTAGGAACCAATGTATACATTTCACCGGGATATTTGGAACGAGGTTATTTTTGATGAGGTCTCTATTGAGTTCACTCACGGCCGTTGGATGTTTACGAACTAGGTCTGTAACGAATAATTGTCTCTCCGTCGCTAAGAACTTTCTTTCGTCACCACTCAATGTAATCTCCTCAGTGATGAGTCTTATTTCTGGAAGGCTGAGACCATCCCCGGTATCCGTGAAGAATGATTGTTTGTGAAACTCCAATTCAAATTCAATTTTTTGACGATGTACAGCACATACGGGAAAATAGGGACGATTTGGTTGATTCGATGAATATTCATCACTGGCATACTTTCGTGAGAAGAAGAAGTGTAGAGGTATCATGAGGTCTGAAGAATACTGTGCGACACTTTGAAACGCCGGTAATGTCGAATCATCAAAACCTAAACTTCTGTTTACAAGAAATCTATTGGCTACTTTTTCTGAAATTTCCAAGTATAACTCGTCGTAGAGAATACCCCAATCATCGTGAATTTTCTCCACCTCCAATTCATCTACAAACATCGTAACACTTTTGAGGATGTGTCTACCCAATTGGTCTGCGTAATTGGTTCCTCCACCAAAATCACTGAGCCCGGGCATAGTCACACTCAACCACATGTTACTCAAGAGATCTCCCATATTTTGAGGGTTAAATTGCACCTTGATAGTTTGTCCAAACGGCCAACCAGTTATAGTTCCCGGGTTAATAATTTTACGACTCCTGTGATACTTTCTAAGGTCCGAGTGTCGTGTCATATCCCTGTCCTTAAAGAACGAATCTTCTGGGTCTTTGGAAAGAAGGTATGTATCCTGCTTTCCAATAGCTTTGAGAGAAATCTTAGCGGCTTCACCCATACTTACCTATTGTCTACATATTTTTAATATCCATTTCCCACATATTAATGGGGCTCGTAGCTTTCATGATTTCGAGTTCCACCTTGGCCTGTTCGGATTCCTTCAGAAGTTCTCGTACACTCTCATC